GTAAGTTTGATCAGGAGTAGGGGCTAAAACTATGATACTTTCATTCCAGTTTGCATAATATTTAGGTGTTCCTGATGTATTTGTTTGGTTATATTCATCTATAAAAGACACATCTCTTACCTGTAAAAATGTCTTTTCACTAGCTCCAGCTGTAATTTCAGCGGATCTAATAACTAATAAATTATCAGGTAAAGTTAAAAATTTTTGACTTACTATAAAATTAGTTGTTGCATATTTTCTATTATTATCGGAATCTACATCCCTTAAAATTCTAAATTCAGCATCAGAAATAAAACCATCTACAACAGTAGCTGTTAATACATTACTATCCACTTCTGTGTAGCTTCTAATTTTTGCAACTAATTCATTATATGTCATATTAAGCCTGTAATGTTACTGGACCAGCAGAGTTTTGAGCTCCACCACCTGCTACGTTTCCATTTATTGCAGAACTTGTACTTCTGAAATAAAAATAATTTAATGTATCACTAACAAGTCCAGTTGGACTTAATCTACCAACTGTAATTGTAAACCCATTTGGATTATCTATATCAGTTACTCCATCAAATGGAAGTATAGGTTCAAATTCATTTTCATTTGTAGGGTATCCAACCATAATAACATTTGGTGGTCCTCTAAATCTTACAATCTGTCCTGTTTCTCTTCCATGATTTTGAGAATAAACATTTATATAAGTGTTGCCAGCATACTTAACTGTCGTAAACGGATCTGGTTCTAATGCAATAATAACTGGTGGTTCTTTTCTATCTGGTCTTGCATTTGGTAATCCTTGTGGATCTGTTGAATGCGGCTTAGGTTGAAGTTGTGGATGTTTTGGCTCATATTCAGAAATATGAACTCGTGCACCATTCCATTCAGTAACCATTTCTTTATAGAAAAATCTTTGTCCAGATCTATCTGATAATGACCAAGCATATTTTCCTTTTGATAAATTTGCCATAATTAAATATTAGGATAGTAAGTTTTTGGTGTAATAAACGAACTAGAAGGCGAACCATCAGTTTGTAAAGCTCTATCAAATTCATCTTCATAAATTAATTTTAAAGGTTGAGCTCTATCTGGAGCAAATTTAATAGATAAATAATAAGCAAGTCCAGCACACATGCATGGAACAAATCTATAAGGAACATCAGTTATATTTTGATATGCTCCAACATCTTGAATTCTGCTTGCATAATAGTAATGAAATAAATTATTAACTTGTGCAGCGCCTGGTGTTAAATAAACGTTAAATGTTACTCTATCTATAAATCTTTGTACAAATACTTGTGTTGGTTGACCTTGTGATCCTTTATTAGAAAAAGATTGATAAATAGATCTATTAATTTTTGTAAATGGAAAATCAGCAACAGGTGTTTGGTTTGTTATTCTATATGACATTTCATAAATATCATCAGCACCATACGTTATTGTATTATAATCATAAACATTAGCACCACTTGAATGAGAAACCGCTGTTGTACTATTTGCGCCTCTTGTTGCCCCTGTCAATAACATGTTATTAGTGTCACGACCTGTATAAGTTATTTGTTCAGATCCAATTAATAATGTTCCTGATGTTGGAAACTGCCATGCTGAAGTTACAGGAATAATTGTAACTGAAGCATTTATAGCTGCTGATAATGGACTAAATGTTCCATCGGAAGTACCATCAGTTGGTGATCTATAGATGGTGTAAAGATTTTGTCCTTGTACACAAGAAATATTATTTAATTTTATTTCCCAATAATGAAGACCTCTGTTAGCCCATTCTTGGAACATAATGTTAAGGGAACGTCTTGCAGTAGATAAATCATATCCTGAGCGAGGAGCGGGAAAGCCGATCCTTTCATAAGATTCTTTTATAATGTCATCTATATAAAATGTCTTTTCAAAGACATTTGTTCCAGAAGTTCCCATTTAAAAATCCTTATGTTGACGGATTACCTGCTGTTAATCCTGGTCCAGAATATTTATCAGTTAATAATGTAACAGCTCTTACATTCGTCATTGTTGAAACATAAACACCTTTTGGAAAAGGAATCCCATCTTCAGGAATGTATACACTGATTACATCTCCATTTGGAATATCTACTGTCATTAAATTTGCACCTGCTTGACTTGTAGTAGTCAATTTTACAATGCCAACACCAGAACCATTTGACGCAACAATCATTCCTCTTAAACGAACAGAAGGTGCAATAATCACAGTGCTTGTAGATGCTGTAAATCTAGTAGCTTGTATATCACTTTTAAAATTTGCCATTTTTTCTCCTTGTATTAAGAGCTCCCTAAGGAGCTCTTAAAAATTAATAATTAACCACCAACAACGTTAGTACCTGGAGAATTTAATTGCTTCCAAGTTGTTCCGTTAGAAAATGTATAACCAGATACGTTAGAAGCTGTAAGGTTTTTTACGTAAACCATTGCTCCTTGATTATCAACCGCAAGTAATTTTGTACCTGCTTCTGATCCAGTTGCAATTGTAAGTGTAGTAACGTTAGTTACTGAATAAATTACATTGCCACCTTGTTCTGTATCATTCTCTTTTGTTTTTTGTGCGTTAGGGTTTGGTCCACCGATTAATCCACCAAGTGATACCACTGGTCCTGTAAAGGTTGTATTTGCCATAGTATGTTCTCCTAGTTATTCCAATACCGTCTCTAGGCCGTCGACTATACACGTCGATAATGGAAAGTTAAGTATAGTAATTGAAATATAACTGAATTTATTAGAAAGCGCAAGAAGTACCTACATCGAAAATACGCTTTTTCGGATATAAGTAGCTATATTTAACTAGCTACAGAAAATTCAGGAGCTACCAACTCTACTTTAATTTGTCTATGAGCTATTTCAGCTTCAGACACTTTAATCTGGTTAATGATTTCACGAATTTTTTCGTCAATCCTAACCATATCAAGAGTATATTTTCCCTCTTGAATGTAGTGTTGCTCCCAATCAAGTTCTAATGCTCTCTTTTTTGTGTAAAGAGCTTGAACTGATATCATCTACAACCTCCTCATAGGTTATCCAGCATTTGGACTTACTATAAGCCCTATCGCTGTCTTTGAATATTACCTCATTTTGTCCTATTTTGTCAAGGATTGCGTTCTCTATACTTTCTGCTTTATCCTCTGCTTCAATATTAAAATTAGCCACATGTCCGTATGCTTTAATCTTAACATTAAATTTCTTCATCATAATTCTTTCTTTCTAACATAAAAAAAGGGGGCCCGTAAGAGCCCCCTTTAAATAAAAAATGCTTATAGATTAAGCACCTTGAGATCCGAAGATACCTCTAGGGTCAGACCAGCCGAAGCTGTATCTTTCTCTAGCTTTGTATCTAACGTTACCAGTATCAAAATCACCTTCCATAGAAGTTTTGATAGGAGCTCTTAAAAACATTTTCATTCCATTTGGAACATCAGTTCTTAAAAACCATGCATCAGGATCAGTTAAGAAATTGTTCACAGTGTAACCTTGTGGAACCATTCCCATAGATTTGATTGCATTGATATCGTTGTTCGCTGTACCAGTTCTGCCTTCAGATTTCATCAATCTTTCAGAAGTAAACTGTAGTTCTGGTGGAACTATAGCTTTAACCGGTCTTGCAGCGATTTTTAAGCCTCTTTCATCTGTAAGAGCAGCAATGTCGATAATTGCTTGTTCTAAAGATGTTTCATTCAAATCAGCTTGTGTAGCTAATGTGTTTGAAAAAGACCCAGCGATCGTTGGGTGAGTTGTTGAAAATAATGGAGATCCATCACCACCTGCGTAGTTAGAATCAAAACCATTATTTAATACGTTAGCAGCTTTTACTTGCTTTGTATTCGCCATAGATCTTGCTAAAGCTTTTGTATAACGAGAAGCAATTCTATCGTAAAGGTTATCTTCGATAGCTTCTTCTGTTATAGCAAATGCTAGAGCAATAGTCTCATGCGTATATCTAGCAGTGAAAGTTTCCTGAGCGTTGTCAAATGTAACACCAGAGCCTTCAGGCTTAACTGCTGCATTTGCAAAACCAGATAACATCACTTCTTCCTCGAACGCTCTTTCTGAGCTCTCTACTTCGTAGATTTCAAGGTGCTGATTTTCGTAACGTTTGTATTCAAGTCCGAATAAAGCATTCAAACCTGGTTCTAGTTCTTTAACTAGTTGTCCTCTTGATATAGCCATATTCTTATACTCCCGATGTTTGTTTGTAGAAGTGGTTGTTAATGTTAACTATCCAAGTAACACCAGCAGAAGCTAAATCGTTATTACCGATGTTAGTCGACGGCCCAATAATTCTCAATTGAAGAGAATTAGTAGTGTTAATTGTTGAGTTATCTAATTTAACATTAGATACGTAGTTAGCAGAATCTCCCGCAGCGTAAACGATGTTTGCATTATTGAAAACATAAGTTTGCTGAGAAGCACCACTTGCATTTGATTTGATTTCGAACCTTTCATAAGGGTCGTCCGCCACATATCCTAAAATATCTGGAGCTGTATTAGAAGCTTGCAGACTGTTAGTCCATGTAGGTTTTCTTGTAGTTTGGTTAGTGTAAAATACTCCGTTCAAAGAACCAAGTAATTGATCACCTGCTGCAGCTACACCTATTGTTCCAGTATTCAGTGCTTTCACTGGATCTTGGAAATAGATAGCTGTTGCAGAAGCTGCAATACTATATTCGCTTTGTCCTTGAGCATCTCTGTTCTGACCAACTTTACCGATCGGTCGTAGACCGAATCCTCTTGTTTGATTAGCCATAAAATGACTCTCCTTGTTAAGTTTATTTTAATCCGTTGGTATTACCAAAAAATTACTTTTTGTTTGTACCACCGAAAGTTACACGTGTTTGCCTATCACTATTGATCGGCATACTTGGGTGTTGTTCCTTCATAAGATCGTTTTCGATAGCTAGATCTCGTTCTTTGACTTGCTTTTTATAGTAGTCTTCACGAGATTTTGCGATCTCTTCTGGTATCCTTGCCAACACAAGGCCACCTACTCCGATCACTCCAGCATATTTTCCTTCAAGTACTTTTGGATAAGAATGATCTGGATATTCATCAGCTCTTACAAGCTCCCATCCTGATCGAATTTTTCCTGACATGTTTTTGGTATCGTCGAATCCCATAACGTCAGTTCTTAACCATCTGTGTCTGAAACCATCCGGTGCTGGTGGTGCATCTAAAGATGATGGTGGAGTCCAAGTTTTCGGTCTTTCAGTTTTAGACCTAGTCTCGCTCGCACGTGGGGTTTTAATGTTTTCTTTTGTCATATGCCTATACCTCCTTCGTGATATTTAATTGTTTCGCATACTCTTCCAATGGCACACCTAATTTTTTAGCAATAGCAACTTGAGAAGGTGTGAGCCTCACAGTTTTGCGACCTGTTTTTACATTACGTTTAGCCGAAGCTACCGTTTGTGTAGGTTTAGTCGATTCCGTATCAGTAGTTGTAGCAAATTTATGCGGAAATTCAAGTCTTATTCTTTTATCAATTTCTGCGTAATATTCATTACTTTGAGGATCATAACCCTCATCTTCTACTAGTTTAGAATGTAAGTCAAAAGCCGTATAAGTCATAGCTTTATCTTTACCAAACCAATCATTTTTAGAAGCCCAGTCTTCAGCTTTTGGATCAGGTCTTGCAAAATTCTGTTCCGTTGGAACAAATTGTTGTTTAGCCTTTTCAGCTGCCGTGCTTATTACAGTCTCTTGCTGCTTGCTTCTGTAATCTTTAAGTCTAGATTCATCCACAGCAAGTTGAGCGATTTCTTTTTGAGCTTGTACTTCAAGATCAAAATTTCCATCTTCTCTAGCTTTTTGTAGCTTGGCCTGAGCGGCTAGCAACCCTGACTTAATTCTATTTTCTGTTTCAACAGAACTAACTGCTTCTACAGATGATAGTTTTTTTTCAAGAAGTTCTTGTTTAGCTTGAACTGTTTTTGCGTATCTTACAGCTTCTTCTCTTTGACGTTCAGCTTCACGCATTTTTTTAGTTAGCTTAGCAATTCTTCTTTGCACTCCTTCACTGTACTCTTCTAATTCTTTCTTAGGTGATTCATCTTTCTTTTCTTCTGCTTTTACTTCAGCAGGTTTTTCTTCAGCTTTTACTTCTTTAACTGTTTCTTCTTTAGCTTCAATTTCTACTTCTGAGGATTCTTTTGTTGGTGTCTCATCTTTTAATTCAACATCAACTTCTGGTCCTGAAGTATCTATATCCACTGTCTTTGCGTTTTTTTCTTCTGGCATAGTTTTCTCCTATGTTTATATATAGTGAAGAACAGATTCAGGATCTTTAATAGTTCCTAAAACTTCGTCATCATTTAATAGACGTACTTCACCGCCCTCTATTGGTAGCCTTGAACCCGCATAGCGAGCAAAGATCACCCAATCTCCTTTTTTGCACCATGGTCCTGTTGGATATTTTTCTTTATCCAAATAAGCTAATGGACCAATTTTCAAAACATAACCACAATTTGTAGCTATTCTTGCTTTGTCCAAAGCTTCCTGTGCAATAATAATTCCACCTGATGTTTTATCTTTTGGTGTAAATGGTAATACTAATAATCTCCAACCACATGGTTCTGGTAGTTCATCAACTACAGATTTTATATTTTCTGGATTTAATGATTTAGATTCTTCTTGTTTATTTTCTTCTTTATATTTTTCCTCAAGACCTAGTACTGTCTTTGGAATTTCCTTTTCCGAGGTCGACAACGTTTCCTTGCTCATTTTTTTGCTCCTTCTTTGTTAGCAGGTTAGAGATTTCCTGTGATATTATTTGGTAGGCATTTGCCTGACCTAGCATATACTTGTATTTATCCATACTGTCAACACCCCCTGCAATCATAGCTTCACCTATGCCTTGGTAGCGTTCTTTCAATATTTTTTGTACTTTGTATATTATTACTGTTTCGTCCATTCTTTCTCCTTTGTTTGTTATATTAACAGTTCCACTTACGTAGAGACTTATTAATTCTTGAATTTGGATCTCTTGCAGTTTTTGCAGAAGTCAATCTTTTTTTCATACCAGACATTCTAGCGCAAAAAGACTTTCTTCTATTAGCAGATTTTGAACCAGCTTTCAACTTAGATGGTTTAGTTGTAACAGCCATTGATAATTTAGATCCTGGATGTTCACGTCTATATGAAGCAATACCTTTTTTATTTAATCCACC